AGGCGTTGCGCGCCGCGAACACCTTGGCCTGCAACGTCTCCGTGGACACTGCGCGTGAGCGTACGGATTCGCCGTCTCCGTCCATCGGTGCCGACAGGGTCTGGGTCGGGCTCGACATGTTCCATCTCTGCCCCGTTCTGTTGCACGCTGCTGTACGCCGGGGGGCTCAACGGATCATAGCCTCAACTCCGACTGTGCCCAATCCACAGCCCACGTTGACTGATAATCGGTAGTTGTCCCCAGAAATACCGGCCTCGTCCACTGGTATCCACAGGCGGAAGCGGCCGAAGATGTTCGGCGTGTCGGATCAACCACTCGCCGTGCTGTACACCGTCGACGACCTCGTCGACCGCTACAGCCTGTCCAAGGACCGCGTCTACGACCTGCTGAAGTCCGGCGACCTCGTCGGCTTCAAGCTCGGCCGGGCGTGGATGGTCCACGCCGACGACTGGAACGCGTACATCGACCGCCAGCGCTCCGCCGCGGCGGGCCGGTGAGCCCCATTCCTGCCACCGGGGTCGATGCCCCGGCCCCGGTGGCCGAGCTGTCCACCCGCGCCGCCGCGCTGGCGCGGATCCTGCGCACCGCCGAGTCGTGCGGGTGGCGCACCGCGGCGATCCGCCCGGCCGGCACCCTCGCCGGCAAGGCCGACGGGTTCCCCAACCTGATCCTCGCCCACGGCGGCGCCGGGCGGCTGTGGTACGTGCTCGTCCGCCAGGGCGACGGCCCGCTGCCCGCGGACGCCGAGGTGTGGGCCGAGACCCTGATCCGCGCCGGGGCCGTGTGGCGCCTCGTGCGCCTCCCCGCCGACATCGACCAGCTGCTCGTCGACCTCGCCGACGCGGTGCGCCCGTGAACGACGAGCTCGCCGCCCGCCGTCGCGCCGTCGCCGACCGGCTGTTCGCCAAGCAGTGCGCCGAGACCATCGCTGCGCTCGAGCGCCAGGCCCAGGCCAACGACGTCGCCCGTCAGATCCTCGCCAGCCGCCGCAAGCACCCGTCGAGCGGGCGGCCGTTCGACCAGGAGGCCGAGGCGTGACCGGCGAGTTGGACGTGCTGCAGCAGGCCGAGCGACTGCTGGCCGAGGCCACCACCGTCGAGGAGCTGCTCAACCTGAAGGGCGACGCCGAGGTGGCGCGGGCGTGGGCCAAGCGCGCACGACTCGGCACCCAGTCGATCAATCACGCCACCGGCATCAAGGTGCGCGCCGAGATCAAGCTCGCTGACATCGTCGACGCCGGCCAGGAGGCCGGGACGATCGCCACGCGTGGAGGTGACCGGAGCATTCCCCGTACTGAGGGGAATGGCGCACTTCTCCCCGAGCTCGGCGTCGACGACCGGCGGCTGGCTGAGGCTCGGCTTCTGCGAGACCACTTCGACGAGGCCGACATCGTCGGGCGCATCCGCGACGCAGGCACCGAGCGCGAGATCAACCGGATCACGCTGCTCGCTGAGGCCCGCGCCGCCAAGCACCCGGAGATGGGTGGCGATGAGTGGTACACCCCGCGCTGGCTGTTTGACGCCCTCGGTGTCGTGTTCGACCTCGACGCGTGCGCGCCGGTGGACCGCACCCACGCATCGGTGCCGGCGCGCCAGTGGTACACGATCGACGACGACGGCCTTGCCCAGGACTGGCGCGGGTTCGTGTGGTGCAACCCGCCGTACAGCGACCCGACGCCGTGGGCCGAGCGCATGATCGACCACGGCGACGGGCTGCTGCTGTCGCATGTGCCGATCAACGGGCTGTGGTGCCTGCGGGCGTGGAACGACTGCGCCGCGCTGCGACTGCTGCAGGGCGTCGAGTTCGTCCGGCCCAACGGCGAGTTGCAACGCCCGGGCTACTGGCTGCAGCTCGCCGCATTCGGTGAGCGGGCCCGCGATGCGCTGATCAACCTCGACGCCGACGAGGCGGTGCGTGACCGCTTTCGCCCGTCGCTGGCGTTCATCCCGGTTGCTGGCACATGAGCATTGAGGACGACATCGCCCTGTCGCGTAAGCGCGTCGACCGCAACTGGCCGGTCGTTGCCGACCACTGCCCCGATCGTCGGCTCGCGCACTCGAGCCTTCAGCCCGTCGAGGGCATGAACGGCAACCGCGCACTCGACCTCGATCGCCGCTACCACATCGACAGCCACGCCGTCGCTGGCGGCATGTGGGCGCCGCTGTCGACACGGTTTCAGGACCGACGCTTCGCCGAGCACTCGACCATCACCCTGCGCCGCACCGAGGTCGTCCACCTGCGCGGCATGGCTGCCGACCCGGGGCGCCTCGGCGCCACCGTGCATGTGCAGATGTACGGCGACGACGACGGCGTCGAGCTTGTCGTCATCGCCGAGCTCGCCCCGATCATCCGCTACCTGGCCGAGGTCGAGATCAACTACCACCACTGGCTGCGCGCCTATGACGGCACCCCGTTCATCGCACTCACGTGCGGCCAACTCAGCGCGCTCGAGGCGCTCGTGTGGCGCCACTGGCCTAACCGTCCCGAGCAGATGGGGCTGTTCGCATGACCATCCTCCTCGCCGCGCTGGCCCTCGTCGTGCCCCTGCACCTCGACTTGCCGCCAGAGATCGACACCGCCGCGGTGGCTACCGCTACCGCCGAGCGCGGCACCGCAGTGCAGGTCACCGAGACGCTGCCGCCGCCCGTCGAGGTGGTCGCGCCGCCACCGCCACCCGCCGCCCCGGCCGGGATGAGCGACTGCGACGAGATGTCGTGGTACCGCCAGCGCGCCGGACTGCCCGCACGCTTCGACCAGCTCGGCTGGAGAGAGAGCAACTGCCGCCAGGAGCTCGGCGTGCACACGAGCTGCTGCTGGGGCTGGCTGCAACTCAACGTCTCGCTGCACCTGCGCGACCACCGTCTCGTCGATCGCTACCACCGCTGCGGCGTGTACTCGGTCAGCGACGCCAACGGCCCGGACGACAAGGCCCGCCACATGTGCGCAGCCAAGGCGCTGTACGACGTCGTCGGCTACTCGGCGTGGAGCACGTCATGAGTGTCGACGAGCTGCTGACTGAAATGCTGCGGTTCAGATCGGCTGCGTGGGCGATCTACAACCGGCGCGTTGACGCCGAGGAGTTGACGGAACGGATCCGCCAGCGGGAACGTGCGGCGTGGGCGGCCTATCGCGTGGTCGCCGACGCGCACCGCACTGCGTACTTCGCTGCTCTGGGTCGCGAGGTGCCATCACCGTGAGCGCCCCGACCTGTCTCACGTGTGGCTACTGGGTAGCGACGATTGGAGGGCAGTGCGAATCATGCGCGACCCCGACGACGAGCTCGCCGAGCTCTTCGGCTGGACGCCGGCCGACCGAGCCGCCTACCGCGACGGACCCGACGACGGACCCGACGACGAATGGCACGGCGACGAATCCTGGGAGTGGCCCCCGGGCTGAGTGGCTGGCGTGGCGGCGTGCCGGGATCAGCGGCAGCGACGTCGCCGGCATCCTCGGCCTATCGCCGTGGGCCAGCCCGTACAGCGTGTGGCTGTCCAAGGTCACCGAGGGCGACGACACCGAGGCGTCGGAGGCGATGGAGTTCGGCACCCGCGCCGAGCCGATGCTCGCCGAGTGGTTCACCGACCGCACCGGGCTGTACGTCGCCGGCGAGCAGACGTGGTGCACCCACAAGTCCGAGCCGTGGGCGCGCTGCACCGTCGACGGGCTCGTGTTCGACCACGACGGCCCGGCGTTCATCGACGACGCGGTGTCGGTGCTCGAGCTGAAGACGACGAGCGACCCCGCGTCGGTGTGGGAGGACGGCGTGCCGGCGCACTACGCGACGCAGGCAACGTGGACGATGTACGTCACCGGCATTCCCGTCGTCCACTTCGGGGTGCTGCACCTGGCCTACGGGCGTCCATCCTTCCGGGTGTACGAGTTCACCCGTGACGAGTCCGACGAGCACTACGTCGCCGAGCGCTGCAAGGCGTTCTGGCACGACCACGTGCTCACCGGTGATCCACCGCCGGTCGACGCCCACCAGGCGACGACGGACGCACTCAGGGGCCAATGGGGCGGCACCGGCGGCATCGTCGAGGCCGACCTCGCCGCGGTCGAGCTCGTCGAGGAGTATCGCTACCACCGCGCCCAGGTGAAAGCCGCCGAGGCCGACCAGCGCCAGGCGGCCAACCGGCTCGAGGCGCTGCTCGGCGACGACGTCGAGCTGCACGCCGACGGGCGCAAGTTGGCGACGTGGAAGCCGCAGACGCGCACCACCGTCGATACCGCCGCGCTGCGTAAGGCGTGGCCGGACCTCGTCCGCGACTTCGAGAAGACCAGCACGACGCGCACCTTGTTGGTGCCCGAACAGAGGAGCAAGTAATGGGCCAGATCGAGACCGCCGTCGCCGAGCGAGCCGTCGCGCCGCAGGTGACACCGGCCGCGCAGATCAAGGGCAAGCTCGACCAGTACCGGCCGGTGATCGCCAAGCTGCTCACCGGCACCGGGATCTCCGAGGAGACGTTCGTCGCGCAGATCGCCAACGCGATGCGCGCCGTGCCCGGGCTGTGGGACTGCCAACCCGAGTCGGTGCTCGGCGCCGCGCTGCGTTGCGCGCAACTGGGCCTGGCCCCCAACGACGCCCGCAACCTGGCGTGGATCCTGCCGTACAACCGTCAGGCGCAGTTTCAGCTCGGCTACGGCGGGGTGATGGAGCTCGCCCGCCGTGCCGTGCCAGGGCTGCGCTTCGACGGCCACGCCGTCTACCCGAACGACGAGTTCGACCTCGACTACGGCAAGCCCGAGCCGTTGACGCACCGCCCGGCGATCGCCCGGCAGATGGAGCGCGGAGGTGAGGCGTACGCGTGGTACGTGCGGGCCACGTTCCCCGACGGCTCGGTGCAGATCCAAGTGCTCGACCGCGAGGGCGTCGAGTACCACCGCCGGTTCTCCAAGCAGCCCAAGGGCAAGATGTGGACCGAGTCCTATGACGCCGCTGCGCTGAAATCGTGCGTCACCGAGATGAAGCGCTGGCTGCCGTCGTCCGCTCAGCTCGTCGCCGGCTTCGCCTCCGACGAGCGCGTGCTCGACGTGCGCACCATCGGCGCCGACATGGCCGACCACGAGCTCGAGGCCGCACCCGACAACGTCGACGTCGAGACCGGGGAGATCATCGACGACGAGCCGAGCCCGTGATCAGCTTCGACGTGTACGGCATCCCGCAGCCGCAGGGGTCGCACAAGGCCGTGATGGCCGGCGGGTTCGCCCGGGTCGTGCCGTCGGGCGGTGGGCCGTTCGCCGCGTGGCGCAATGCCGTCAGTGACGCTGCATACCGAGCCGCAGCGGCCGTCGATGGCCCGCTCGTCGGGCCGCTGCGGCTGTCGGTGATCTTCCGTTACCCGATGCCGCCGAGTGGGATCCGCAAGGCCGACCGGCTCGCCGGGTGGCGGTGGAAGACGACGACGCCGGACACCGACAAGCTCGTGCGCGCCATCGGTGACGCCTGCACCGCGGCCGCGCTGGTCGCCGACGACAAGCTGTTCGTCGACATCTCGGCGCGCAAGATCGAGGTGCTCGAGGCGTGGACGGGCGCGAGCATCCTGATCGCCCCGGCGATCGACCTGAGCACCGAGGACGAGGTTCGACGCCCCCACCAGGAGGCGTTGCTGTAGATGGACGACTTCGACCCCGATGAGTGCGTCGACGACGGCGGGCACTGCGACCACTACGGCGCCGGCGAGGACTGCTGCTACTGCGGCGAGATGGGGGACTCTCTTGAACGAACAGGGGATTGACGATGCCGTGGTTCAGGATCGACGACACGTTCGCCGATCATCCGAAGGTGACCGCGGCGGGCAACGCCGCGGCCGGGCTGTGGGTGCGCTGTGGCACCTACTCGTCACGCTTCCTGCTCGACGGGCACGTCCCCGACGAGATCGTCAGGCGCTACGGCAACCGCCGCGAGGTCGACAAGCTGGTGGCATCACGGCTGTGGGTACCGGCCGACGGCGGCTACCTGATGCCCGACTTCCTCGACTACAACCCGAGCGCGGAGCAGGTCAAGCTCGACCGCAAACGGGCCGCCGAGAAGAAGCGTCGCCAGCGCGAGGCCGGCTACGCCGCGACCGATCGGGACAGCAACGGACAGTTCATGTCCCGGGGGGAGTCCCCGGGGGACGAGTCGTGATGTCCCGGGGGGAGTCCCCCGCTACCCCACCCCACCCGTCCCCACCCGGTAACTACGCGCACCACTTACTCAGAACGAAGGCCTCTGTTAAGCCTCTCAGTAGCGCAGGGATCGCTCTTCGATGAACGAAACCGACGCAAAGAAGCTCACCGAGCGCATCGTCGGCACGTGGCCGGCGAGCCCGAAGGGGTTCGTGTGGACCGAGGAGCTGCTCACGCTCGACGCAGCCATCGCCAGGGCAGCCATCGCCCAGCTGACGCACGAGCACGACGAGGCGCGGCTACCGGTGAGCAGGTTCCTGGCGGTGTACCGGGCGATCCGCGACCAGGGCAACACCGGGCGCCGTCACCCGCACGACCACGACACCGACGGGCCACCGATGAGCTTCGACGAGTACATCGCCCTGCTCACCGCCAAGGCGCACGCCGGCGACACCGACGCCGGCGAGCTGCTCGACGTGTGGGCCGAGAACCTGGCACGCACACCCAAGGGCAACCACCTGTGAGGACGCTGTACCTCGGCACCCACCGCCCGACCTGGCTGCGCCTCGGTGGCCCGCCGCTGATGGTCTCGCGCAACACCATGCCGACCCGCACGCTGCCGGTCGCAGTGGTGCCGTGGGTGCTCGACTCGGGCGGGTTCACCGAGCTCTCGCTGCACGGCGGATGGCGCATCGGCGCCACGGTCTACGCCGCGCTGGTGCAGCGCTACGTCGACGAGATCGGGCGACTGGTATGGGCCGCGCCGCAGGACTGGATGTGTGAGCCGGTGATGCTCGAGCGCACCGGGCTGACCGTGGCCGAGCACCAACGCCGGACGACGGCCAACCTGCTCGACCTGCGCACCATCGACGCCACCCTGCCGATCGTCCCGGTGCTGCAGGGCTGGACGCTCGACGACTACCAGCGCCACGCCGACGACTACGACCGCGCCGGTGTCGACCTGTGCGCCGAGGCGACCGTCGGTGTCGGGTCGGTGTGCCGACGCCAGGACACCGACGAGGCCGTCGCGATCCTGTCCACCCTGTGCGAGCGCGGGCTGCGACTGCACGGGTTCGGGCTGAAGGCCAAGGGCATCGCAAAGGCCTGGCCGTACCTGGCATCGGCTGACTCGTTGGCCTGGTCGTACGACGCCCGGCGGGTGGCAGCCCGCGGGGTGTGCTGCCGCCGGATGTACCGCGGCCGGCCTATCCGCTCGTGCGCTAACTGTCGGCACTACGCCCTCGACTGGTATCGACGGGCGAGCGGCTGGGCGCAACCACTGCAGGGACAGCTGTGGTGACCGCTCGGATCCCGGTGCTCGTCGTCGTCTGGACCCGGCGGCCGGAGTGGTTCGACCAGGCGCGCTGCCGTGGTCTGGACCCGGACCTGTTCCACCCGACCCGCGGCGAGGACACGGTGGCCCGTCATGCCCGTGCTGTCTGTGCCGTCTGCCCGGTGTGCGCCGAGTGCCTCGAGTACGCGCTGGACAACGGCGAGCACTGGGGTATCTGGGGCGGGACGTCCGAGCGCCAGCGCCGGGACCTGAGGAGCAGGAGATGACCGCACCCGCCAAGCCGACCCACGTCATCGCCACCCCCGGCGACCGCCGCTCGTTGTGCGGCGTCAAGGATCCGCTGCCGCTGATCTGCGCCCCGCACGTGCAGGCCCACGTCGACGGCTACGGGCTGCTGGTGTGCGACGCCTGCGCCACCGTCATGACCACCGGACCTGCTGGTCTACGCTCGCACTGACGACGCGCCCACTTGTCCGGTCCGCAAGGGTTGGACCCGGGGTCGCGACAGCGGCAGATCCGGCGGGCGCGTCGTCACGTGACCGCCTCCGGTTTTTGTGCGCGTGGCCGCGTACAGCCCCCCAACTTTCCGCGTTCCCCCCGGACTGTCCGTGGTCGTGGCCGTCCGTCCGGGCCGGTTGGGTCGTTGGCCGGTTCGCCGTGGAGGCTGCGCCGTCGTCCGCCGTCGTAGGGTGGGGGGTCATGGTGGCTCGTCGTAGCGACGCCGACCGCAAGGGCACGTACGGCAAGGCGGCGTACAAGCGGGCCCGGCGGGCGATGCTGGCCGACGACCCACCGTGCATCCACCAGGGGCCGCGCTGCGCCGGCCGGGCGACAGAGGCCGACCATCAGCCGCCGATCAAGCTGCACGACCACGTCGAGGGCTCGGGCTGCTGCATCCTGGTGCCGACGTGTGGGCCGTGCGCCCGCAGCCAGGGCGGCAAGCTGTCGCAGGGCGTCGTGCCCAAGGTGCGCCCGACGGCGATCGTCGAGCCCGACCCGGTGCCGCGGACGTGCTTCGACGTGCCGTGGCTGTCGGACCTGCTCGACGTGCCCGACGACGCGACGTGGCCACGGCTGATGACAGCGCCGCACCCGGACGCCGTCGGCAGCTACGGCGAGCTCGTGGAGGAGTTCAGCGCCGCGTTCCACGGCCGCCCGCTGCGCTGGTGGCAGCGGCTGGCGGCGCGCCGGCTGCTCGAGCACGACGCGGCCGGCCACCTCGTGTGGGGCGCGGCCGTGCTGACGGTGGCCCGCCAGGTCGGCAAGTCGTACCTGCTCGGCGACCTGT